ATTCACTACTACGACGAAGAGATATACGAAACGGGGCAAGCCAAGCTCTCCGCGCTTGTCGAGCACCAACGGCACCTGAAGATTCTGGCGGAGGATGCCACGCAAATGGAAACGGCGCGCGATGCGGCGCTCGATGAACTGGCCGGGATCGATCGCGGCTAACCACAATTTTGAATTGGAGATTTACATGGACACTTACAACGTTGTTTTTCAGATGTACCCAGGCGTAACGATAACAATACCGATGAAATTGGAGTCGAAGCATTACAGCGAAGATGCGGTAGAAGCCTCCGCCGAGCATCTGGCTACACAACTCGGCGGAGCGTACCTTTACAAAGAGTTGCAGGAACCTGCTGAGTAACTACGATTTTGAATTGGAGATTTAAATGACTACAGAACAAGAGCGCGAGAAGCACGAATTAGCTTGCAAGATATTTGACCAAGTACTGTCTGACCCTACTTTTGAATTAACGTGCCTAGATGGATCGGTTAATGGCGTCGGCTTCATTAAAGCCGCCCTAAATTCAGTCGCACCAGCAAGCCAGCACCCCGGCGAGTGGAATGCTGCGATTGGAGATGCAGCGGAAGCCGCCGATGAATGGACGATGGCGCATGTCGTTGAAGACACCGCGTCAATAAGCTGCGGTGATGAAATACGGAAGCTCAAGCGTACAGAGCAAGCGCAGCCCTCACTACAGCAGCCAGACCTGCCGGACTTTGCAAACGCAGCGCGGTTCCGGTGGCTTTGCGAGGATCACGCCGACGCACATACGCGCCAAGTACGTGACGTTATTTTGAGCCGCATATCTGGGATAAGCCTGAGCGCGGCGTCGCAAGCAATCGATTACGCGATGGTGGGCGAATACCATATTCCTGACGCCGGGAAAACGTTCGGTGTATCGCAGCCAGTAGCGCCTGACCAAAACGCGAAACGTTTGGCTTTCCTGCATAGCGTTAATGTTGATTCCGATGGTTTCGAGTACGGCGTGGCAAAGGTCAAGTTCTCACCAGACGGATCGCTTGAGCAGTGCTATTGGACATGCTCTGATCATTCCGACATTGACGCAATCATTGAATCGGTAAAGGGAAAATGATGGACATCAAACGATATGACCACGAGCTGTGCGGAGGATATTCGCAGAAGTGCGATTCCGTTATGGAAGCGCGCGCCGATGGAGACTACGTTGAATATTCCGCGCTCAGTGTGGAAGCCAAGCAAGGGGAGCCGTTCGGCTATCTTGACAGATTCGATATATTTTACCGCGAACGCATAGCGAGGCTGGTGTTGACGCCTCTCTACGCCCAAAGTCAGCCAGCGATACCGGCGGAAGCCAAGCAAGGGGAGCCAGTCGCGTGGTACACGGAAGATCATCTTATCGATAAGTCCGCGACAACATGGAACGAAGAGAATGCTAGGCGCTGGCGTGAGAAAGGCTGGCCAGTTATGAACCTCTACACCCACCCCGCCAGCGCAGACGAGAAATGGGGCGCGTGATGACCAACCCACTAGACACCCAAATCGGCGGCGACCATTACAAGAAGTTGAAGATACAGCCGATGGAATACAGCATGGCCAACAAGCTCGACGCGTGCCAGCACACCGCCATTAAGTACATCACGCGCTTCAGGGACAAAGGCGGCATTGCGGATTTGGAAAAAGCCCGCCATTGTGTGGACATGTTAATTGAGTTTGAACGGCGTTCGCTCGCGGATGGCGATGAGAAAATCGCACCCGCGCAGCCAAAACTGGTGGAGCCAGAACCACACCGCGGCGGCACCTGGTATTCCTACATCCCCAATTGCCCGTGCCCGCTGTGCAGGCCCAATGCAAAATGACTATGAGCTATTCCCCTATCAAGTTCAAGGCGCCGATTTTCTTGCAGTACGCCGTTTCGGATTGTTGGCGGACGAAATGGGCCTTGGAAAATCCGCACAAGCCATACGTGCATGTGATTTGCTCGACGCCCGAAGAATACTTGTGTTGTGTCCCGCTATTGCTCGCATTAACTGGCTCCGTGAGTTTGATCGGTTCTCGATCTACGGACTTCCCGCGCGTGCTTTGTTCACCCGCGATGACCGACCAGGCGCATACGGCATCACCGTCTGCAGCTACGACATCGCAGCCGACAAGCGCGTTAAAACCAAATTGGGAGCAGTACAGTGGGATGTGATGATATGCGACGAAGCGCACTACCTGAAAACAATGGCCACGCAGCGCACGAAGGCGGTGTTGGGCAAAGCTGGATTGGTGAAGTCCGCCGCAAGGATCTGGTTATTGACGGGCACGCCGATGACGAACCATCCGGGGGACCTGTGGCCGATGCTGTACGTGTCGGGGGCAACCACGCTGAAGCACTCCGCGTTTCTGCAGCGTTTTTGCAACCAGCGGGACACCCCATTCGGCCCAAAGATCACCGGTGCAAAGACCGCCGCAATACCGGAGCTCAAGGCGCTGTTAAACAAAATCATGCTACGAAGAAGGAAAACTGAAGTGCTAAAAGACCTGCCACCCATTACCTATTCATCCCTCACTGTCGAACCCGGCGCCGTTGACCTGGAAATCCGCATCTACGAACTCTGGCGACGTGCTGGCGGCGATGAAAAATTAAAGCTCGTCATCGATCGACAGGAAGACATGCTGTCCAACGCGATGGGCGCCCTAAAGCACAGTAAAACGCCTTTGCGCGACTTGCTGCCCATCATGACGGGATTGGAAAAGTCGCTGTCCGAGCTGCGCCAGTACACCGGTCTGGCCAAGTGCCCGGCCATCATCGAACAGGTCGCCCACGAACTCGAAACCGGCCTGGACAAGATTGTCCTGTTCGCGTGTCACAAGTCAGTGATCGAAACACTCCGGGAGGGGCTGCGAAAATACAAGGCAGTCACGCTATACGGCGGGACACCACCGCAGAAGCGTCAGGAAAATCTCGATAAATTCCAGAATGACCCGAAGTGCCGCATCTTCATCGCCAATATTATGGCTGCCGGCACCTCTGTTACGTTGACATCGGCGTGCGAAGCCATGTTCGTGGAGTGCGACTGGACACCGGCCAACAACGCCCAGGCGGCGATGCGCATTCACCGCATAGGCCAAACACGCCCGGTGCGCGTTCGGTATGCGGCGCTTGCAAACAGCACCGACGAACGGGTGATGGATGCGTTGCGCCGCAAGACACGCGACGAACTTGCGATATTCGGAAAATAAATATGCAAATTACGTTGCGATAGCCGCATCATGGTGCTATATTTAAACCTGCATTGCGAAGTATCAACAGTTGTAAAACTAAATTTACTAAGGGGAAACACATGATTGAAGTCACAATGAAGTTCGACACCGCCGCGGCCGTCGCCGCCTTTTTTAACGTCCGCAAGGGTGAGAATTCCGCATTGATGGCGGAAAACAGCAACATTACCGATGAGCCCAATTTTCCGGCGGCGATCGCTCCCGAAGCCGTGGAAGCACCGAAAGAAAAGAAAACCCGCACCAAAAAAGATACCGCGCCGGTAGATACCGCCGCCGAACTCGAAGCGGGGGATAAACAATTCACAATCGATGATGTACGCAACGCGCTCTCCGACCACGTTGGCCGCACCGACTTCACCCAAGGCACGACACTGGTGCGCACGTTCCTTAAAATCGATGGCGCACCGGCCACCCGCCTCGGTGAAATTCAGGAAAGCGACTATGCCGCGTTCGTGGCGGCTTCGAAGCGGGTGGTGGCATGAACGCCCCTCTGATTCACATCGGGGCCTCGAAAGCGGCGGTCAAAGAGGCACGCGCGGCGATTAACGATATTTTGCGTGCGCCGCAGGTAGAGAACGGTACAAAAGTCGAAGCATTACGCACCTTGGCGACGCTGTGTAATGTTAGTGGCACGAGTATTAGCGGCTGTCATATCCAGGGCGCCCAATGAAAGCCCATTCCTCCATCGGCGCATCCAGCGCCTACCGGTGGATGACATGCCCCGGATCGGTTCACCTGTCCGCCGGCATTGTCTCCCAATCCAGCAGCTACGCCTTGGAGGGCACTGCAGCCCACCAGCTCGCGGAATACTGCTTGAACGATGAGCACGATGCGGCGTACTTCATCGGCTCGAATGTGGTCATCAACAAAGATGGCGCGGCCCAAGAATTTCCAGTTACAGAAGAGATGGCCGATGCGGTCCAAATCTATCTCGACTATGTCCGTGACGGCGAACCGCCCGACACGCTGATTGAGCATCGTTTCCATCTGGCCGAAATCCATGAAGGATTGTTTGGCACGGCCGACTGCGTTCAGTATTTCGAAGATACCGGAACGCTGCGGGTCATTGATTACAAACACGGAATGGGATTGGCAGTAGAAGCCGAAGGAAACCTACAAGGCATGTACTACGCCCTTGGTGCGCTTATCACGTTGCGGTTTCCAGCACGACATGTGGAAATCGTGATCGTCCAGCCCCGTTGCCCGCACCCACAAGGCCCGGTACGAACCTGGACGATCGACGTGAATACGTTGCTGGACTTCCAGGCGGATCTGCTGGAAGCGGTCACCCGAACTGAAGTTGCTGCGGAAACAGCCAACATAAAAACGCTGTGGGCCGAAACCTACCTGCAACCCGGCGACCACTGCCGCTACTGCCCTGCCGCCGGCATCCCCGGCAAATGCAGCGCCATCGAATCCAAATCTCAGGAACTAGCCAAAGTCGAGTTCGCACCGCTACTTCACTACGACCCGGCGAAGCTTAGTCAGGCGCTGCACGACATGGACGCTGTGGAAGCGCGCATCAAAGCCATCCGTGAATTTGCATACGCCGAAGCCGAAGCCGGCAGAACGCCACCCGGTTGGAAGCTGGTCGCCAAGCGTGCGACACGGCGGTGGCGCGCGGATGACGCCGAAATCCTGGCGATGCTGCCGCTACCACTTGGCGAAGCTACCGAGCCGCCAAAGCTCAAATCCCCCGCGCAGATTGAAAAGCTTCTACCCAAAGACCAACGCAACCTATTAGCCGGACTGACCGTAAAGGAAAGTTCGGGCCACACGCTCGCCCCTGCCGATGACAAGCGCGTGGCAATAAAGCAATCGGCGCAAGACGATTTTGCAACACCTCCCCTCCTAAACTGACGAAAGTGATAACCATGTCTAACGTGCTAACCCCGAAATTCCGCGCATCATACGCCTACGTATTCGTAGCACAGCCGGTCACGAATCCAGACGGCACCCCGAAACTGAAGGACGGCGTACAAGTGCGGGAGTTTTGCATCACGGCGCTGTTCCCCCTTGGCGAGGATATGTCCGCACTTAAAGCGGCTGCCGCTGCTGCAGTAAAAGAGCGGTGGGGCGATAACCCCCCCGCCAAATTGCGCAGCCCGTTCCGCACTGAAAAAGAAGACGGCAGTTTGCCCGATGGCCTGGAAGCTGGCGCGTTCTATATGAAATTCAAGACCACACAAAAACCGGGACTGGTCGATGCGCGCAACCAGGACATCATCGATCCGGTCGAGTTTTACAGCGGTTGCTACGCCCGAGCTTCAGTCCGCCCCTACGCATACGGCGGCCCGGGCACCAAGTTCCCCGCCGGCGTTTCGTTCGGCCTTCAAAACTTGCAAAAGCTGGCAGACGGCGAACCGTTGGGCGGCGTACGCGTCAAGGCATCCGACGAGTTTGAAGCCGTGGCTACCGAAGGCGGCGATGCAAGCGGGCTGTTCGACTAAGACGTTTAGATAATCTAAACATGATGTGTTTAATCCACCCTTCGGGGTGGTTTTTTACCCCCTTAAAGGAATCACG